TCTGCTGCAATCGCATCATTTATAACCCCTTGGTCAGTTATTTTTTTTGCAATCAAAGCATCTTCTATTTTTCTAGCCATTGCTAGTTTTCTTAACTCTAATTCTGTTTTTCCAAGATCTTCTATTTCTCTTTTGCTTTGTAGTTCTGCTTTGTCTCTTGTTTTCTCTAAAAGTTTTTCTAATTTTGTTTTTTCTTGTAAAAGTTTATTTGAAGCATTTATAGCTCTTGTTTTACTTTCTTCATTTTTCTTTAATTTATTTTCTATAATTGCTTTTTTTTCTTCAAGTCCAGCTATTTGAGATTGAAGCATCATTTCATCCTCACCAATAACTATTCCATCTTGTAAGTTTTTATTTAATTTTTCTAATTTTTTATTAATTTCATCAAGTTCTTCATTCAACCCTGCTTCACCTATACCTCTTATCTTACTTTCAAAATCACCAAATAACGCATTTGTCATTTTTAAAAGTCCTGTAACTACAAATAAAGCTCCTTTCGTAAGAAAATTATTCTCTAAAAAAATAGTAAATTCTTCATTTAAAGTATCTAATGCTCCTGCTAAACCACCTGCCGCTTCAACACCTGCACCTCCTACTTGCTCGTTAAGTGCTTTTATCATAATAGCTTGTGATTCAGCTTTTTTACCTACAAAATCTAATGTTTGTATTAGTTCTTTTTGTTCTTCAGTAAATGATACACCTACTCTTTTCAAAGCAGATAAACCAACTGCAGGGTCTTCTAATGCTTTACCTAATTGTATTGCTGCACTTTTTGCACTACCAAAACCAACCTCAGCTAAATCTTGAGATAGTGAAAGAGCTTCTTTGAATGTATCTCCTGTTATAGATTTAAATGTTAAAAGAATACCTGCGGCATCCCTTATACCTTGTGTACTTGCAAGTGTTTCTATACCTATTTTTTGTGAAAGTTCTTCTATTTCTAAAAGTGATAAACCTGCTGCTCCACCTGTAGCTTTTAAAATACCTTCTAATCTTTTAAATTGTCTTTCTGCTCTTGCACCTGCTGCAACCATTTTACCTAAACCAAAAGCAAGTGCCGCTACAGCAAGAGTTGCTGCCGCCGCTTTAAAACCAACATTACCAATAATTGTTCCAAGTGATGTCAATCTACCTGCAACTGGACCTAAGGGACCTTGTATCGCTGCAATAGATTGAGATGCTTTTCTGAATCTTGCTTGAAAATTTTTTGCACCCTCAGATGCTTTATCTGTAGCCTTTTGTACTTCTTTTGTTTTTTTTTTAATAGTATCAGTAGCACCTTGAAAGTCTCTTTTAAACTTTTCGGTTCTAGATCTTAGTTCTACAGTTATTGTTGCTTGATTGACCATTAATCAGGAAACCTCCTCATTAAATCTTCCATCTCTGCTTTTAATACAGGTGTTTTAGTTTTACCTTTATGTTGTAGCATGTGACCCTCCATAGCCGATGCAAATTCTTTTACACTACAACCCCAAAAGGTATCAGGTGACATGTGAAGAATCCCTAATCCAACTTCTAAGTATTCTTGGATGGGGTAGTAGCTTCTGGACTCTCCACTTTTGCTAAAGGGGAGTTATCATTGCTTTCCTCACCCTCTCCTGCAAAAATTGTACCTAAAACTTCTCCTGCAACAATCGCAGAAGTTGTTAAACCAGTTTCCACTATCATATCACCAACTGATTGGTGTGTAAACTTTCCATTTGCGCCTTTAAGACCCTCATGCAAGATAATTGAAATATCTCCCAAATGGAAAGATTGTGTTGCAATAGACCTAGCAACATCCATTACAGATTTACCTGTTCTTGTTTCTATCTGTACTATATTCTCAAAAGTAAGCCTAAATGTTCTTTCCTTATCACCTAGCTTTCTTTTGATTTCGCCTTTATACTTGTTCGCCATCATCATCTCCTAGTGCTTTTTTAAGTTTTCTTTTTGTCGTTATTGACTTTTTTAGTTCTCCTGTATCGTCTTTGATACAATGAAGCTCTGCTCTACTTGCTGTTACTGTAATTTTTTGCACTATTAGATTTTGATATGAATTGACTAAAACTTTATCAAGTGGCCGACAATCAACATCTTTTGTACACTCTATAGTTATTTCACCTTTTTTGGTTACTTTTATAAAACCATGATATTGATTGTCTTTGATTGTAAAATTAATCACTTCCCAACCATTAGTCCACTTTATTTCCATAATTACGCATTCGTATATGTTATTGTATTAGATGACTCTAATGTTACA